TTTAAAAATCTTAGCGGATTAGATCAACAATTTATATTAGATCAATCCGGAGGAAATAGACCTAGTAAAGATCCTTTTGGAATAAATACAAGAAGCGCTTTTGGAAATTATGGTGCATATGTAGATAAGCAATATGAAAAAGATAAAGATAAAGTTTATGATCCAGTAACACAAAAATTTCTTTATGACAGAAAAGTTTTTAATGATAAATTATCAGAAAAAAGAGCAGCTGATTTATTTATAGCTCAACAAGAAGCAACAGCGGCTAAAGAAAGAGCAGCAAATGTAGAATTTCAAAGATTAGCTGCTGCAAATAGAGCTCGAGATGAAAGTTCAGGTACTGGTGGTGTAGGTGAAACTGTTGATGGAACTTTTGGATCTTCTGTTAATAATAGTAGTACTTTTAGTGATTATTCATAATAAAAAATGATAAATATACAATTTGATAATGTAATTAAAAGATTTGTAGTTGTGTCTGACCCAAGAGTTGGTCCAACTCCTGATGATCCAATAGCAACCCAAGCTGATATTTTACAGTTTGCTGCTGATACGGAATTAGAAACATCAACTAACCCACAACTAATGAATGATGTCATTGAGAGTTTGACAGTTGAAAAAACACCTGATAATACTATTGTTGAAGAAGGTGTCGAATCCGTAATAGAGAGTGTATAAAATATATCATGGCAGAAATAGATAAATCATTACCTAATACAAAAACTGAAATTGAAATCCCAGGTGAAGAAGAACTTGTAGAGGCTCAAGAAGCAGTTACTGAAAAAAGTGAAGACGGACAAACTGAAATTGAAATTGAAGAAGATGGTAGTGCGGTTATCAATTTTGATCCATCAACAGTAAACCCTGAAGGAGGACAAGATCATTTTGAAAACTTATCTGAATTTTTAGAAGATAAAGTTTTAGATCCTTTGGCTTCTGAACTTCTAGGTAAATATAAAGATTACAAACAATCAAGACAAGAGTGGGTTGAAAGTTATAGAGAAGGATTAAACCTTTTAGGATTTAAATATATTACAAGAACAGAACCTTTTAGAGGTGCGAGTTCAGTTACCCATCCTGTATTGGCAGAAGCAGTTACACAATTTCAAGCACAAGCCTATAAAGAATTATTACCTGCGGAAGGCCCGGTTAGAACTCAAATTATGGGTGATGCTAATGTGGCCAGAGAAGAACAATCAAAACGTGTTAAAGATTTTATGAATTATCAGATCATGGATCAGATGAAGGAATATGAACCTGAGTTTGACCAAATGCTGTTCTATTTACCCCTCAGCGGTTCTACATTTAAGAAAGTTTATTATGACGATCTTTTAGGTAGAGCCGTGTCCAAATTTATACCGGCTGAAGATTTAGTTGTACCTTACTCTGCTACATCATTAGAAGATGCGGAAGCTGTAATTCATGTTATTCGTATGTCACAAAATGATTTACGTAAGCAACAAATTAATGGATTTTATAGAGACATTGATTTGGGAGATCCGCCAGTACAACAAGATCAATTAAAACAAAAAGAATTAGAACTAGAAGGCATACAACAAACAGGTGCGGAAGACATGTACACTATTTTAGAAATGCATGTAGATGTAGATCTTGAAGGACATGAAGATGTTAATCCTGAAGATGGTGAGCCCACTGGAATTAAACTTCCATATATTATTACACTCGACGAAGCTAATGGAAAAATTTTATCTATTAGAAGAAATTTTGATCCAGAAGATGAATTAAAAAAGAAAAAAGATTATTTTGTCCACTTTAAATTTTTACCAGGTTTAGGTTTTTATGGTTTAGGTTTAATTCATATGATTGGTGGACTATCTAGAACAGCAACTGTTGCTTTAAGACAATTATTAGATGCAGGAACTTTAGCTAACTTACCAGCTGGTTTTAAAACTAGAGGTGTTAGAATGAGAGATGATGCACAACCATTACAACCTGGTGAATTTAGAGATGTAGATGTTCCTGGTGGAAATATTAAAGATCAATTTATGCAACTACCATTTAAAGGACCAGATCAAACTTTACTATCTTTAATGGGAGTAGTTGTTCAAGGAGCTCAAAGATTTGCTTCTATAGCTGATATGCAAGTTGGTGATATGAACCAAGGTGCGGCCGTAGGAACAACTGTTGCTCTTCTTGAAAGAGGATCTAGAGTTATGTCCGCAATTCACAAAAGATTATACGTAGGACTTAAACAAGAATTTAAATTATTAGCGAGTGTCTTTAAATCTTATTTACCACCAGAGTATCCTTATGATGTTCCAGGTGCATCTAGAAATATTAAAGTTGCAGACTTTGATGATAAAGTAGATATCTTACCAGTAGCTGATCCAAACATATTTTCACAAACTCAAAGAATATCAATGGCTCAAACTCAATTACAATTGGCTCAATCTAATCCACAAATTCATAATTTATATCAAGCGTATAGATCTATGTATGATGCAATTGGCGTTAAAAATGTAAATGCTATTTTACCACCACCGGCTCCACCAGCACCAATGGATCCTTCTCTTGAACATATTTTATCAATTAGTGCAAAACCTTTTCAAGCTTTTCCAGGACAAGATCATAAAGCCCACATAGATTCTCATTTAAGTTTTATGTCTATTTCAATGATACAAAATAATCCAAGAGCAATGATGTCTTTACAAAAAAATATATTAGAACACATTTCTTTAATGGCTCAAGAACAGGTTCAAATTGAATTTGTAGAAGAAATGCAAGAATTACAAATGCTACAACAACAAATGGCACCAATGATGCAAAACCCACAGGCCATGCAACAAAATCCACAAATGATGCAAGGGGCACAAAGAGTTAAACAAATCACAAGTGCAATTGAATCTAGAAAAGCTCAATTAATTTCAGAAATGATGAAAGACTATGCTGCCGAGGAAGACAAAATTAGTAGTGAAGTAGGTGGCGATCCATTATTAAAACTAAAATCACGTGAATTAGACATAAAAGCTAGAGCTGATCAAGACCAAGCTATGAATAGAGACGAAAGAATGTCTTTAGATAAGATGAGGGCCTTAATGACTCAAGAAAATCAAGTAGCAAAACTTGATCAAAATGAAGAATTAGCTGAATTACGTGCTGGAGTATCATTGGCTAAGCAAGGAATGGTTGATGCAAGTAAAATTAACGATTTTGGTAGAAATTTTAAAAAAAACTAGTTATAATAAATACAAGGAGATAAATTATGAGCAAAGATTGGCAAAGAGGATCAACTTTCATGAATAAAGAAGTTAAGATCGTAAAAGAACTTGGCGTTGGTTCAGATGGTTATTCAACAGGCGGCAAAACGATCGAAGCTACTGACCCTTTTACATCCCAAACAGTTACTGTTAAGGGAACAAAAAGAATGAGAGCTGATAAGAAACCCGTTAAAGCTACTTGGTACTAACATGTGGTTATCGGCAATTAAATTAGCCGTTTCCGCAGGTTCGCACGTTTATAAAAAAAAACAGGAAACTAAAATGATGATGGCAGACGCTGCAGCTAAAACTGCACAGCGTATGGCTAGTGGTGAATTAGAATATTCTGGAAAACTTTTAGAATCAAGAAATTCTGACTGGAAAGACGAATTTATTTTAATTTTATTGTCGGTCCCTATCGTTATGTTAGGTTGGTCAGTGTGGTCAGATAATCCTGTACATATGGAAAAAATGGAGTTATTCTTTATGCACTTTGGAAATTTACCTTTATGGTATCAAACAATTTTTGTTGGAGTAATTGCATCTGTCTATGGACTTAAAGCAACACATCTGATAAAAGGAAAATAACTAGGAGAAAAATATGAGACAAAATGGCGTAAGATCAAATGTAAGATTTCCATATGCGAAATCAACTGCAAAGAAACAAGGAGCTAATGCTAGACTTGACGAATCTCTAGGAGAGAGAGACGGAAAAGAATCTACAAAAACTCAAAGCTACAAATCTAGAAGAGACGAATCTAGAGGTTCTAAATAATGAATTCATCAAGAATGAATAGACTTGAAGAGCTTGGCCGAGTAGATGCAGAAAAAGCATATACTAAAAAAGGTAAATCAAATTTAGCAGCCGAAAAAAACAGAATTGTAAGAGGACTTAAAGATGGTGGTTCTATTTCTGTAAGAGACATTAATAAGAATGGTAAAAAAGATGGTTTTGAAGTAGCTAGAGCTAAAGGTATGGCTAAAGGTATGGGTAAAAAACTAAAAATGAAAAGTGGTGGATTAGCTAAAAGAGGAAGAGGCTGTGAAGTCAGATAAG